AAGCACTTGAGCTTGCGCAGCGCATCACAGATGCAAAGGTCACATTGAAGATGACTGAGCAGGAGATTGCTTCAGATGAGGAGCAATTAAAAAGCCTTATGAAGGATTTCACTATTGCAAAGGCTGGCAATTTCGTAATCAAATGGCCAGTCCGATCTTTTAAATACCAGCCGGAGAAGATAGTCCACGCAAAAGAAGCATATTCAATTCGCCAGTCAACATTGACAATCAAGGAGACATCCAAATGACAACTATGAGCAATCAAGTTCAGAAAGCCCACGCTAAAGCCACTGTTGCCATCCTTGAAGCTTTGCCTGATGTGTCAATTGAACAGGCAGGCGAGATTATTGAAAGCATTTCCATGCTTGTAATGGAAACATTGAGAGCTGCTCTTGATGAGGAGAGAGAGTAATGCAACTGACCACCACCAATCAACGTGGCTTTGCACCGACCACTCTGAATGAGGCAATCACATTCAGCGAGATGCTGTCCAATTCCAACATGGTGCCTAAGGCATACCAAGGCAAGCCGCAAGACATCCTGGTATGTGTGCAGTGGGGCATGGAAATGGGCCTAGCACCCATGCAAGCGCTACAAAATATTGCTGTGATCAATGGCAAGCCATCTGTCTACGGCGATGCCATGATGGCGCTGGTGCAAGCCAGCCCTGTTTGCGATGACGTTGAAGAGTACTTTGAAGGCGAGGGCACACCAAACCCTGTAGCTGTGTGCATTGCATCTCGCAAAGGTCGCAAGCCAGTGACTGTAAAGTTCAGCGTGGAAGATGCCAAGCGAGCTGGGTTGTGGGCAAAGCAGGGGCCTTGGACTGCCTACCCTAAGCGCATGATGCAGATGCGAGCTCGCGGCTTTGCGCTGCGGGATGCTTTTCCTGATGTTCTTAAGGGTTTGATTAGCGTCGAGGAAGCGCAGGACTACCCAGATGAGGCCAAGCCACGGCCAGTGGCCAAGCCAGGCAACCCGCTGGACATGGTGACCATGCTGGAGCCAGTGGCCATAGAGCAGCCAGAAGGTTTTGCTACGGCTACAGTTGCTACGATTGCTACAGATGAGGCGGTGGTAGCAGAGCAGCCAAGCGGGTTTGCTTTGCTTGTGCCAGGTGGCCAGCAGCCGTACTCAGTCCACCAAGAGATCAATGAGTGGGCTGCTGCCTACGAAGACTTGGCTGACAAGACGGCCAGAGCTGGCAAGCGGCCAGCGCGGGAGCGCATGACTGTGCTGAAGCAGTTGCGAGAGCTGAATGAAGACACCATCCAGCAAGTGGACAGTGTCATGCGGATCAGGCACTCAGCCAACTACACCCAGCGCATCAAAGCACTGGGTGCATCGCAGGGTTAAGCCACCAAGCCTGGCAGGTAGGTTGTCTTACCTGCCACCTTGGTTGCTGTCAGTGATTGAGCTTTGAGGTTCTCTGGGTTGTATGAGGCATGCACCCAGCCCGCATTTGGATCATCCCCGCCGACCACCCAAAATTCCAATATCAATTGCGTGTATTTGAGATTGGTTTCAATCCACTCTGCCAGCTCTGGGTTGGGTACACCATCAATCTCAAAATCGCAGGCTTGGCCACGGCAATGGTCTGAGGTTGCCGATCCTCCTGTGGCTTGGTTCAAAGCAGAACACCTAAAGCCAGATGAGATCTTGACCGGCTTACCAAAGTGGTCACGCACTGGTTGCAGTATGTTCTCGCAAAGCAGTTTCAGTGATTCAATCTGCTCTTCGTTTGGCGTGTTGTCAATGTCCAAGCGGGTTGCAGTTTCCGACTTAATTAGTTCCGAAAGTTTAAAATTGGCTGACAGATTCATTTGATGCCTTTCTGCGATTCAATCGCTTGGTTATAAAGTCCAATACATGCGTTTAGTTTTTGTACTACTAGGTCGCCCTCATCGGTCAGGGCGAGAGCAGCTTTAATAAACGCTCGCTCAGATTCGGCTGATGCTTCTCCTGAGTTATCTCCGCTGGGAGTGGCGGGATCTGTGCTGGCTGGTACGGGGCAGGCCGCTTTGGGGAGGCGCAGCCTGATAGAGCCAGCGTCAATAGCAGCATCGCGCTGCTTTGCAATAGTCTTTGACTTTTCATTTGATGACCTCAATGCGTTTGCTGTGGTTGTGACTGCAGCGGTAAGCGCCGCTTCCTTGGCCCGTGCTTGGGTGTTGAGCTTGTCAACTTCTTCTTGCTGGGCCTTGGCCTCGTAGTGCTGGCCAGTCCAGTAGCCGCCACCGAATGTCAGCAGTAGGGCGAAGACACCGTAGAGCAGATCTTTCATGGCTTGGGTGGCTCATCAATGTCAACAGCCTCGGCCTTGGCATTCGCTATGGCCACAGCAGAGACAGCCTTGCGGCCAGCCACGCCACCTAGTACACCAGTGCAAAGCAGCATGATGTCGTTCAGCATCTTGGTGTAGACCTTGTCAATGGGTGCCATACCGATCATGGGCTGAGTGACAAAAGTCACAGAGTAGATGAAGCTAAAGCATGAGCCGATCAGGATCAGCGCAATCACCACAATGACAAAAGCCCACACGCGAGCTTCAATCTCTTCTGGTGTCAGGCGGTTGTTTGGTTTGTATCCAATGGTTGGCATTACTTTGTCTCCTTCTCTGGTTTGATTAATTGGTCAGGGCAGGTCGCCGTAGCGGAACATATGGGTGGCTTGCACTCAGCAAGCGCAGAGTTAGCTGGGTCTTGGCATGGGTAGCGAAAGCGATCCTCGCAACCTGCCAGCACCACAAGCATTACAGACAGAATCCAAATCTCATACACAGTCATTTGTCTTTCTCCTTTCGTTGCTGTTGTTCAACTTGCCGTCTTAACTTCTCCACCTTTACAAGCTCCTGCTTAACTTCATTCTTTGTTTCCAAGATATCCAGATAAAGCATTGCCCCAAGCGGAAGCAGGAAAGCCACAAACAAGCACAAAAGAATGGCGGCCACTATGTCTTCCTTAACTGACTGACGAACAGGAGCCACAACCACAGGTACAGGAGGAATGTAGAAGTCGCTACTAGGTACGCTACTTTTAGCTGGAAGTTTCTTTGTTCCTCTTTGCGTAGCCATAGCTCCTGCCTATTCTTGGCTTCCTGTTTGAGCCTTGCTTGTGTTTGCTCCTCTTCAATCTTTTCTCTCATGCTAAAAACTTCTGAATACAGGGCCCCCATTTCAGGTGGTGACTGATAGACCATGCACTCTCGTATTTGTATAACCAAGTTGTCCATCTCTTGCTGGGCCATCACTCGCTTGAGTGCTGACTCCATCAGGTTTTGGTCAGGGTCGTAGACTGATTTGCTTTTCTCTTCCTCTTCCCTGATGTGTGCGGCTAACTGTTCTTGGAGTCTGAAGAATTCTGTGAGGTTTTTGACAATATCAACTTTGACTTGAGTCTCTGAGACAGAGACATAGTCAGATTTCTTAGACTTACCATTTGACTTTGCAACCTGGGCTTTAGGCTTGCTGCCAAAGAACCCAAGTAACTGATTCCAGAATCCATGTGCCTCTTTGCCAATGGCAATAACTTCATCAGCAGTTCTTTTGATCTCAAAAAAAGACTCTTTAGCCTGCTTGTAAAGCTCACACCCAGCTTGGATCTGTTTGACCAAGCCAGCTGCAAGCAAGCAGATGCTGATCGGATCCACCTCACAGCTTCATCACCAACGTGAGCAGCATGCCAATGATTGCAGCGCAGCTGCCGATCAAAATCTGCTCAATGCGTTTAAGTCGAGCGTTGATACTGTCGTAACGAAACTCGCACACCTGCTCATGCGTATCAAGTCTTCCTTCAAGTGGTGTCATCACAGTATTTCCTTAAAGCTGAGTCATTGGCACATAATCAGGATCGTGAGGCCAATCAGAAAATGTTCTTGGTTCTGTGATGCTTGATGGCAAGTCACGCAAAGCCTGACGATATGTTGCCCATGCTGTCTTATCTGCTGTGCAATCAGCAATTTGTGTCCAATCACAATTTTTGAGTAACTGGTTGCGTTGACCACGAATTTGAGACATTGCACTGTCTTTAGCTGCTTGGATTTCATCAGCAGTCAATGACTCAACTTGAACCATAGAAACAAAATCACCATCCTCGTAGGGCGCACATGAAACCAACTTTTGAATCAGTCGGTCATGATTTTTAAATAGCGTAACCTTCTTTGCATTGTTAGATGCCAAGAATTCATCAGATGGCCCACTTGCGCCAAATGATGTGTTTGAAAACAGTTCACGATAATCGCCAACTGTAATAGGGGTTGTCAAAATTGCTACTTGCATTAGTGTTCCTTATGTTGGGCCTATATCTAGGAATGCCGCAGTTGGCGGTGTAAAGTTTGAGGTATATCTAGCGTAACGAGAAACACGCAATTCATCCATGTAACCGTAATAGTAATAAGCAGCATTACCTGTCTTGTCAGAACCAATAGTCAAACCATAAGTGCAATTAATATTTAAAGTAAAACCAGCTTGTGATGATGTGCTAGTTCCATTTACATAGGTTCTAAGTGTCCCATTACTTCTAACATAGGCAATGTGCTGCCATGTGTTTGTCGTTGTTGCTTGTTGTGCTACAAAACCACCACCACCTGTACCAGCGGCGTAAACGCAAGCATTACCAAGATAACTACCAATAAAAAGAATTCCACCAATACCAAGATGGTTGTTAATTTCCATGATTGATTGATAAGTAGAGCCTACATTTGTTTGGTAAAACCAGCCTTCTACTGTGAAATCTCCTCTACCTATTTCAAAATTTGGATTAGGAACTACTCCACGCAACATTGAATTTCCACTTAAATATGTTGCTGTGCCATTAATATTTAAAGACCCTGTTCCATACTTCACCACGCTGGTGCTGATCTGTGCATTACCCACAGTTTCTAAGTGGTTCATCATGGCGTTGTCAAAAATTGCACCATTTGTCATTGATAGCAAAGCTTGTGTGCCTGATGTTGCTGTTGCGGGTGCTGTAGTCGGTGTTCCGCTTGTAGTACCTGTCCCAATAACTACTTTAAAGTCAGAAATGTAGCCGTTGTAGTAGTAACCAGTTCCCCCCCCGTTATTAACCCCAAGAGTTAAACGTCCTGCAACATAAGTAACAGAATCAGAATATGAAACAACTTGTGTACCATTAACAAAAACTTTTGTTGTTCCGCTTACACGACTAATAACTATGTAATACCATTGGTAGATTTTAAAAGGAATGTTAAATATGTGAGATGTGCCATTTACATAATAATCAGCCGACCCCGTAGAATCGACATACAGATAAGGCACTGCCTCTGGGTTTGTGCCATTTCTAAAATCAAGCAAAATTTGATAGTTTTTAATTTCGTTTAAATACCACCACCCGCTTATTGTGTAATCGCTTGTGCCAATAGCAGGGACTGCTGCAGCTGTTGCTTGTAAATAGTCACCAGTCCCATCAAAGTACCCTGACCCACCAATCACACTTGTGGAGTAGGCGGTAGCAGTACCGAATGGGTTGAAGCGTTGGACGCTTGTGGCTGTGGGGGTAATAGTAAAATTGTTTGCACTGTTGTCAATAAAACGATTGCTCTGACAAGTCAACAATGATGTATTTGTAATTGCAGTTAAAGGTGTAGTGCTTGGTGTAAAGTTTGCCGTGTAAACGGCAGTACCTTTGACAATTCGTGCATTTGATATATATCCCTCAAACGCATATCCACCACCACCACCATAGTCTCCGATAGTAATTCCTGCACTAGTATCTGTTACAGTAGCACTATTGGTTGCAGTGGAAACAGAAACACCATTTATATATAAAGTAAATGTATTTGAATTTCTAACAGCCGCCACATGAGTCCAAGCATTTAATGTAAACCCATTACTTCCACTTTGAACTATTCCACCAACGCCAAACATCCCACTAGCGTTGTATGGCCCCCATGCAAGGCCTATTACGCCATTCGCTCGTGTATAAACGTAATATTCACTCCACTTATCAATAATTAGCCTGTCTTGAAATGCGCCTGTTTGAAAAAACCAGAACTCAATAGTGAAATCTGCTGGAAGCGTAAACACTGCGTTATCTGCAAGACTTAAAGTACTTGAGCCATTAAAGTAATTAGACCAATTAGACCCATAAGGACTGAACGAACCTTGTGTCGTATTGCCGTTGCGGGTAATGGTGAAGTTGTTGGTAGATGAGTCTAAGAATGTATTGTTCTGTGCGCCGTTAGTCCCGTTGCCATGCAAAAGCATGGTGACGTAGTTAAATTGTGGGTCTGTTGTTGCCGCAGCAGGTGCAGCACCCTTGTTTAACTTGTTAGCTAAAAACATTAAGCACTCCCTGCCCAATTGCCGTATACAGTCCCTGCAACTTGCCAAATGACTACTACGTTTGTTGATGACGCTTCAAGTGTCGGGGCAGAGCCAGAGCCAGCCGTGTTAATCCAAGTCATCGTAGGCCATGTAACTGTGTATGTAACTGGATTAAGCATCAAAACAACCGACTGACCATCAGCAAGCGACTCAGTAAATGTAGTATTAGCACCAAGTGTTTTGGTTTGAATTGTGCCGTTGGCAGGGTCAATTGCAGTGCCAGATAAAGCATAGATAGTTTCGGTGTAAGCCGTAACAGTTGGATTTGTCAGCGTCTTGTTTGTCAGCGTTTGGGTCGCTGTAACACCCACCACATCTGTGAGTGTGTTGCTGCTGTAGGCAATAGTCTTATTGGTAAGCGTTTGTGTGCCTGCCAATGTCACATCGCCTGTGGCAGGAACAGCAAAACCTAATGTGCCTGCACCGTCAGTCTTTAGCACATAGTTAGCTGTGCTGTCAGCTGTAGGCAGGGTGAAAGCGGTGACGAAGCTTTGAAGGTTTGCGTCATAGGCCTGCACGTTGGTGCCGATAGCCAACCCCAAGTTTGTCCTGGCACTTGAAGTGCTTGCTACGTCTGACAAGTTGTTGGAAGCAGCTAGGTAACCTGACCCAGACACATACGCGGCAACCCATGCGCTGCCTGTCCAAAGCTGCATTGCACCAGACACGCTGTTGAAGTACAAAGCGCCAGCAACTAGAGCGTTGCCGTCATTGTCTACAGTTGGGTTGCTTGTCTTTGCACCAAGGTAGCGGTCATCAAAGCTGTCGTATGCAGCCAAGGTTGCATCCCTTGCAGACTCTGCTGCAGTCTGAGCTGATGCTGCGCTTGTTGCACTACCAGCTGCGGCAGTGGCTGAAGTAGATGCATTGCTTGCCTGTGTGCTTGCAGTAGTAGCGCTACCCGAAGCAGCTGTCGCAGAATTGGCCGCATTGGTGGCAGAGGTTGAGGCACCCGAAGCAGATGTGCTTGCATTACTCGCTGAAGTACTCGCATTGCTGGCTGATGTACTGGCGGCACTGGCACTGCTTGATGCGCTTGATGCACTTGCTGCAGCTGCTGTGGCACTGGTGCCAGCATTGGTTGCTTGTGTGCTTGCAGTTGATGCAGAGCCAGAGGCGGCAGTGGCAGAGGTTGAAGCATTGCTGGCCGAGGTTGATGCGTTGCTAGCCTGGGTGCTTGCTGTGCTGGCTGAGCCTGACGCAGCGGTTGCCGAAGTAGATGCCGCAGAGGCGCTAGTAGAAGCCGCAGAGGCAGATGCGGCTGCGTTGGTGGCGCTGGTTGCTGCGGTTGCTGCGTCCACCAACAGAGTCCACTTTGCTGAGTCAGTATTGGTATTGATCGGCTGCGAACCACTTGAAGTGTGCTGGGTTATGCACTGCCAGATGTTGCTGTTGGTGGTGTCTTTGGCAAGATCTCGCACATAGTAAAGAGTTGATGCCGCCCAGTTACCCCTGTTGGTGCCAAGCGAGTCAGCAATGGCTGGGTTGCCAAGCGAGTCAAAGCCAAGCGCTTTGTTGGCTCGTAAGGCAGCGCGAGGCAGCGTCATGTTGATTGAGCTGGGGTCTGTCTGCGGTGCGCTCAGGGCACGTTGCAAACCTTCAGCATTCTGTTGGGCAAAGATGGTCTGCTGGTCCATCTCATCATTAACCGTATTGGCAAAGAAGTCGCCGCCGGTCACAAAGTCTGTGGTTCGCTGGATCGTGCGGTTGCCCACAATAGCGATTTGGGTTGCGCCCGTAGGCGAAGCTACCAGGGTGATTGAGCCAGTTCCATTTGCAGCAATGGTCACCGTGTAGTCTGTGGTCAACGTCAGAAGCGTGTCATCTTTGAAAACAGCAATATCGGTATTAAGCAGAATCTCAAAGGTGAACGCATACGGTCCAGTGCCACTGGCCGCATAAACCACCCTACGGGTTACGTTTGAAATTGCGATAGGCATAACTCAATCCTTCCTATTGGAAATTGTACTTTTTTTAGGGCTTGTAATAAAGGCCATTTGCTTTTCTGAGTTCTTCTAATTCAAAGATTCTTGCTTGCAGCCCAGGATCTTCTTGCTTTAGCTGATTTTGAGCCGCTTGCATGTATTTGCTGTGAACAGACTGAACGGTTCTTTGCTGGTCATCCAGCGACAAAATGGTGAATCCTGGTGAAAGCATCACATCTAAGATGGCTTGCTTAGCTGGCAGCTCTTTGCCATAGATGAACAACAGCCGGTTGTATTGCTCAGCATTCATTTCAACACCGTCAATTTTCTTGTCAGGCATGCCAACGGGTGAGCCAATGCGCACCAGGGCATCATCCACCATGCTGAACTGTGCAGGGCTTACACGGGTAGGCAGTATCAGCTCCATGGGGTTGCCACGGCTTGTCAGCACTGGGTCACCCCAAAGGTTTAATGCTTCGGGTAGATCCGAATTAAAGTAGGGCAGGCGTGACTTGTACTTGTTAAACGCTTCAACAAACCCGCGCACACCCATTGGCAGCTCAGGATCTGCTCTGGTGTCTTTTCTGGTGGGATCTGACAGGCGCGATATAGCTGCAACCAAAGAGCTGTAAGCGCCAGCTGGTGAGCCGCCAATCACAAAGCCACCAAACTGCTTGGTCAGGCCGTCAACAATCTTCTTGCCGTCAACAGCGCCTTGCTGGTTGGTGCCAATCAGCTTAGCCACATCAGCCACACCCTGGAGGTAGGGCTGCTCTTTGATGTATTCGTACAGGCCATAGGTGGCACCCAAGAACACCTCTTCAATTTTGCTGGCATCGGGCTCATGCTTGGCATACTCAGCGTAGTCGGCAGCGATGGCCATCAAAGCAGAGACTGGCTCCATGCCTTGGTAACTGTAGTAAGTGTCGCCAACCTTAATGGAGTAGGGCTGCCATCCATCTCGCATGAGGGCTTCACGATCTGCTTTACGCTCTGGGCCGCGACCAGTGATGTGGCCTTCAGCAGACAGGGCGGCGTAGGTGGCTAAGAAAGCTGAGCCAAGCGTGACCTTGGCTAAGGCCATGTCGCGGTAGACACCACCCTTGGCGATCTCTTCACGCCACTGTGAGGACAGCGGCGCAAACGGTGTGCGCTCAAGCACTTGCAAACCAATGTTGGCTGGAGTCTTAAAGAACGGTACTATTATTTTGAGAGCCCAGTGGTTAAAGACTTGTTGCAAATTCTTTAGTGCTGGTGGCAGCTCAGCCGTAAAGGTACCTTTCTGAGCAAACAGCATGGCGGCTTCGTCTAGGTCGCGGGGTGGGTTCTGGAACAGGCCTTCAATTTCAAGGGAAGCCTTGGCCATAGCGTCAGTCTCTGACAAGCCAGCCTCGACACCTTCTCGGTAGACCGTCTTTCCCCTGCGGGTGATCTGGGTGTTTAGTTCCATGCGGTACAGCACACCCTTAAAGAACTCATCCTCGGTCAGTAGGGCTCGGCCAGGCAGAGTCACCGCCGTGCCGTAGTAATCGATGGCCTTGGCAAACCATTTGTCTTGCTCAATGCCAAACGCACCAGAGCTGATCGTTGGCGCATTACCACCTCGCTGCATCTCAATCTTGCTCATTAAGTCGCTGGGTGCGTTGTTCTTCCAAGCCGTGCTGGCCAGCTGCATACCCTCAACAATGCCATTGCGCAGGGACTGCACCATGGTCAGAGCTTCGTCCATGCCAATCTTTTCGGCCTCAGATCCTGGCACCAAAGACTTCCAGCTGCGTACACCTGTTGGCAACACATTGCTGTACAGGGATGCCACCATGCGCTCAGGTATTTGGTACAGACCAAACATTGTGTTTGAGACAATGTTCTTTGCATGCGACACGCCTGATGACAACAGGCCATTGATATAGGTAGTAAACCAGACATCCTTTACACCCGACATCATTGACTTCTCAACCATGGCATTCTGTGCAGCGCGAGACTCAAGCGACAAATAACTTCTTGCCATATCCTGCAGTGCGCCGTCCCCGCCAAACTCGTCCAGCACCTGGCGAATGACTTGGGCATTGCCATCCCGCGGTATGCGAAACACAGCCAAGGCACGGGCCGTTTCGGTCTGGACTCCCTTGACACCCTTTTGAATCAAGCCATGCAGCGCAATTTGTTGACGAAGCATGAGCTTGTCAGAGTCAGTGGCCATGCCGGTGTTGACCAGCTTAAACAGCTTGTCCAACTCATTAGCGCTGGATTCAAGCACCTCAAGCGCTTTGTAGGTTTCTACAGCGTTGGCCATCATCTTGCCGTCACTGCCGATCAGCCTGGTCAAGAATGACTCGCCAATTCCAGACTCTGCAGCCTTGGCCTTAATCTCGTCAAAGGTTACAGCCTTGGTCCTGATATTCAGCGCATCAGCCACACCACCCACAATGGCCGCGGCATCCTCAGTCTGGTAGCGGGAAAGGTTGAACGGTTCATCAGGCTTGCCACCAGGCTTACCCTGAGTGATGCCAAATGTCTGCCTGCGGCTGGCGGCACGACCAACTTCATCGGTCAATACTTGGTCAGCCTCTGGGATCAGCTTGTAACGGCCAGCCTTGGATGCATCAGGCAGAGCACCCTCAGCTGCACGGGCAGCTTCTGGCACTAAAGCTCTCTCTGCTTTTGGCGCTTGCTTGGTTACAAGGTTGCGTATAGCCGACATTGGCCCAGCGATTTGTACGCCTTCGTCCATGGATGGTGTACCAGGATCGGCAGTCAATGGCATCTCGGTGTCACCCTCTTGGGCAGCTCCGGGCATTGGCTCTAGGTTGCTTGGGTCAGCTGGCGCTGCAGCTGGTGCAGCAGCAGGCAGTATGCTGTTTAGGCGTTGGTCAAGTGGTTGAATGGCCATCACTTAGCTCCAGACTGCGGAGCGCGAAGGGCCCCAGTTACTTGTTTACTTGTTCCTGAGTCTTCTTGACTGAGCCTGTCAGATATAAGCCCTCTAGACTTTGACCTGACTTTTCTGCTTGTATTTGGTTGCGCAACATTTGCACCGCTGGATGGCTGGCTCCCAGGAGTTGCTCCTGTTCCTTCAACATTTCTTCCAAGGTAAGCATCGTAATCACTCCTAAAATGGACTTTAGTGTCGTACCAAACTACTCTGGCATCTGACACATTTCCATTATCAACTATATCTGTCACTATTTTGAAAAACAACCGTTGCTTTTCAGCCATTATTTCTGACCTATTGGCAGCTTTATATGCGTCATCAAACTCTGGGATGTACTGAAAACGCAAACCATTTAAGCGGGCGGTTTCGGCACTAGTAGACAAAGCTTGGAAATTTGCGCGATCTCCAAACCGCATGTCAGTCACATAGGTAAACCCATCAACCCCATACTGGCGCAGCTTTTCGGTAACAGTAGCCATTTGAGCTGGAGTAATTTTTTCTTTAAAGTAGATCTCCACGCCAGGTCTGTTATTGGGGCCGCTACCATCTTTAGCCACCTTTGAAATAAAGACCGCATCTTGATCGTAAGCTTTGCCTTGTTCAATCATGCGGCGCTCAAGCGGCGCAGGGTCAAAGTCTTGTCTTGCCACAAATTCGGCATTCAAAGACCTTTCAGTCTGGCCCATGAATGACCCATATGTGTTTGCCAAGTTATATGAAATAACGCTCTTGTCGTTGCGTACTACATCATCTAACTCTGCAGCCAACTCTGCTTGATTGTAATTTCCCATGGGTTTATTGGGTCGCTCACCAGATATTCCAAGCGTGTAACGATCAACCGGCGCTTTTGAATTTATAAGGTCTTGGCGCATTAGTTCTTTGTTTGCAAGATCCTGCTCTCGTAAAGGGTTGACCCGGTACTGAAAAGCCTGCTCACCCATAGCCAGCTCACCTTTTCGTCGGGGAGGCGGTTGGAATGATGCGTTAATTCCTTTGCGTAGATCAGTGACTTTTGCTTGATCCGCTGCGCCAGCAAGTGACATTTCGTAATCAAGTGACCCACCTTCTCCAGCTTTTGTTGTCCAGCCGTTGTTTGACCATTTTTCCTTTTCAATAAACCAAGCCACGGCTTGTAAATCATCTGGCCCAAGGTCCCCAATAGCTGGGGCAATATTTTTGATAATTCCGCTTTTGTTTATCTCTGCTGCTGCTTCTCTGAATACGTCTTGGCCAAACCCAAACTCACCGCTAACTTTTGGCTCAAACAAAGTGGATCCTGGCAAGTGCAAACCACCAACACCCTTTTCTGCGGGAGGAGGGATGCGGGGTAAATCTGCCAGTCTGCGCAACATGCGAGCTGCCCACACATCAATAGTGGCCTCACTTGTCAAGCCAATTAAATTGCCAGTAAAGTTAGGAGTCTTTGGCGAATCGCCAGCTTTAATTCCTCGGAACAAATCTAACAAAGCACCCATGGTTGCAGGACTGTTTGTATTAAACAGCTTGCCAGCATCGCTCTTGATCAGATCAAATTGTCCAGCAGAATCTAATTCGCTCAGTGTTTTTGCATCTACGGGTTGACCTTTTGCAACTCTTGCCTCGTATGCTGCAAGTGTTTGGTCGTAATCACCGCGGCTAAATTTACTTAGAACTGTTATAGCGTTTTTAAAGTTTTGGCGCACATCTGTTTGTGCTGACGTTGTACCCAAGACATCCGCAAACACATCACCAAGGCCGCCAAACTCTGCGCGAAGTCTGTCGCGCATGGTTCGGTACCAGCTTGCTTCTGCCAGGATATCCAAAGCTGCTTTATCCCCAGCAGCTGCGCGATCAACAACAGTTTGCACTTCGTCTAATACACGCGATGACATTGTGGCTTGCCATGCTTCAACTGGGACATCTTCTGGTGGCGTATGAAAATCGTAGTTAATAGCCTTTGGGTTAACTTCTACTTTTACAAACTTACCAGCCTTATCAAATTTTTGATCCACTTTGCCAATTTCAATTGGTACCCATCCCTCTGCCTCTGGATAGTTTGACTTTAAGTTCTTTGCAAGAGTTATTGCTTCATCTCTTACTGCTTTTTTGCGACCAGCGCCAGCACTGATAATTGCGTTTTCTTGCCTATTTAATACTGGCGGGGTAAGTCCATTGGTGGCCCCATCAACCGACTGAATGCTCATACCAACAGGCAGATTTTTAGTGGCCTTAATAAGCGATTTTGTTCCAGCAATACCAGCCTCAACAGCTCCTGGCAATGGAGCGAGCTCGCCAAAAGCTTGGCCAACTACTGCAGTGTTTGCACGCATGGCAGCGTCTGGCGCATTTGGTGGAATAACTGGCGGCATTGGAAGTGCCATGCCAGTGCCAGGGATTCGGAACTCGTTTTGTGTTCCGATCTGCTCGGTTGTTTGAAACAACGTCCCTTCGTTTAAACCTTTAGCAAATGCATCTAATCTGCTTTGATCTTCTGGTCTGTTCCAAATAGACTTAATGCCGTTGTATAGCATTTGTATATCACCCGGCAAGCCAAGCGTTTGAGTTGTGGCTCCACGCAAACCACCAGCACCAAGATCTAATATGGCTGTTGGTATGTCGGTCATAGGTCTATTTGTGCGGCCTTGACCAGCTCCACTGCCACCCATGGCCAGCATCACATCCCCAGGCTGTCTGCCGGGCATGGACTGCTCTGGCATGTCGGGCT